AATTTGCCGAAGTTCCATCCAAAACTCACCGCAAAGTTCCTGCCTCCTGATCTGAAGATCTTCGTTTGTCATCCGCTGTATAACCTATATCGTAAATCTCACTCAGGTCAATGCTCCACAATTTACCGCCGCCTTGTCCTTTAGAATTAATAGGTCTGATGTTACTGTTGACTGCTCCAGCTTCCTCAAGAACTGACATCCCACGCCTGATAAACTCTAGGTTATTAGACATACCGACATTCCGACCATCGTTAAATGCGTGGATTGCAACTTGAAACTCGGTTAGAGTTCCCGACCACGTCTTAAGTTCCGGTGCGCTATTACGACACCTCTTGCAGAAGAACTCAACAAGTTCGGCTACGGTGCTTCGATAACTGTTGTCATATGCTGCATCAGCAATCAATGGCTCGATGTAGCTCTGGACGCCAAACCGACCAACGTCTTCAACTTCAGGGTGGACTTTATAATCCATCAAGAACTTAGCAAAGTGAGGTAACTCGTCTTCAATAGTTGCTTCAAGCTGGTAGTTAGGTGGGAAAGATGTCGTTGATGACTCTGATATCAGCAGAGCCATAAGCTTATCTCGGTTACTAGAATCAAGTGACGGTATTACCGACAGCGAGTTAGCGTCCATGTTCAAAGATAGCACAACACGACCTGTCCAAGGCACTGATAAAGCGTCAGCATACTTGGCTTGATACTCGACTCGTGGATTGGCCACCGCACGCTTCAACAGCTCGGTTGCACGTCTTTGGTCTTGAAAGCTGGCTGCTGAGGTCGTATCGTCAATCACCCACGATGCGACACGACCTAAATCTTTGTTGAATTTTGTGTGACCCCCCAAGTAGTCACTCGCATCAGCAAAACCCCCCACGAGTCCGCTAATAACTTTGTTACTCAACAATGACTTGCCGCGACCTGTTGGTCCGACCAGCAGCAAAGCTTGCCCCTGTAAGGGCTTTCTTTCTACAACAGCGTAGTAAAACCTTTTCATCCATGCGTAGAAGTATTCTATAGAATCGTGCTTGCTGTTGTTTACGAATAGTTGATTGAACCAATTATGGAGGAAAGGCCAGTTGGATGGGTCTCCATCCGCTGCGGCGTCCACCGGACATAACGTAGAGCAGTTTAGAATCCGACTACCGTTATACGATACAACACGGTCGCTTGAGAACACTACTGGTGCAATCTCATCAATCCGGTTGTTGTTACTGATTACCAGCACAGCGTTTTCTACCTCGCTGATGCTCTGACCGCGCCTAACTCTCACAGAAAAACCTGCCTGACGTAGCTCTAATAGAAGCTGATCTTTAGGTATAGAGACTGCGTTTCCGTATAGCAGCTTAAAGAATGTCTTACCGTTGAACCAATACTCGTCTAATAGGGTAGCAAGTTTCTGGGTCTCGTAATCCTTAACAAATGCCCCACCGAATATGTCGGACCAACTCATGAATCCTTTACCAGCTCTGTCGCTATAACAGACCATCCCATCTTCCACAACTTGACATCCTTCACGGTCAATACCGTCATCAATCCAGAATAAGGGTCCACGCGCTCCGACTTCAAATTCACCGAACCAGCGATTCGGGAATCGGGATTCAACCTCTTTGGCAACTACATCGATTGGGATACACGTCTCGGCAGACTCTGGCGGTTTGGATTCCGCTGCCTTCGCTATAGCCGCAAAAACGATTGAGTCTGGGAGTTTGTTACCGTGTGGTTGCCAATCTACTCCTAATTCAAAGTACTGGTTTGGTCGGAACGATGACTTATCAAATCCAGCAAACAAGCTAGAAGCTTTAATAAGCTTATCGATTGCCATGACAAAAGCCTCATACATTGATGGGTCCACAGGAATTGGATTCTCGAACTCCCATACTAGTCTAAGGTAATCGCTCTGAGTTCTCGACGACCATGTCGGTAACGGGCTGCTGTTACACGCTGTTCCTAGATTAGCTTGGAAAGTATCCCATTTAACAGGGGCATCGTAGTCCGCAACTACCCCATGAACTATGTGCACAGGGTTGTCAGACGTTACTCTTTTAGAAGGAGTTCGTCCTTCTACACACGAGTAGAACACATGTTTTGTGTTTATGTTACTACACCAATCTCGGTATAGGGCTTTGTTCTTAAACGCTGGCTTCTTTGATTTTACTTGGCTCAAGTCTTCTACTTTTGAAGTCTTTGAGTCTCTTAGGTTCTTTAATGTTCGATAGGTCATTATTTTGTATATTTATTTAAGATTTCTCCTTCTGCATCTAGCGGAATGTCGGGTATCCATTCTGGTGGGGTAGACATGATTTTAATAATTTTGTTTAGGGTTTCGTCTGCTATCTCTTCGCCACACTCGCAGACAACTTCATCGTGGACGTGAAAAATTATGTTGATGCCAGCCCTCTCAATCTGGAGCATCATATGACTAAATATATCACGGGCTAAAGCTTGTGAAGCATTTTCTGCTAGAATACCTCCCCAAAGGGTAATATGCCGCTTTCTGCCGTTGCGGTTTACTGTTACTTGATACCTAGAGCGTCCGGTATCCTCATCGTATTGCTGTAAAACAAACCCATAATTTAGGACTCTACCTGATGGTAACTCAAGCTTCAACTTAATGTCTTCATTACTCCTTAAGGCTACGCTATCTGACATCAACCCAAGACCAATCAACTTTGAATCGTAATCACCCCAAAGTTCAGGTACTTTAGAGATCTTGTCACGATACAACGTAACAGCCTCCTTAGCCTCTTTCTTGGACATGTTATACATCTGAGCAAACTTTTTGTAACCTGCACCATATCCACAACCCAATACAAGAGCTTTGACTTTGTGACGTAACTTAGCGTCTTCTTTTTTAAGAACGCCTTTGTCAGAGGACCACAATCCAAATTGAATCGCGAATGCCTCGTATATATCTTCAGATGCTGCTATAGCGTCCATAGTCTCCTTGTCTTTGGCTAGCCAACATAATGTGCGGACTTCAATCTGCGAAAGATCTACAACGACTAATTTCTTCCCTTTAGGTGCGGTAATGAGTTTTCTCATGTTCACACCAAACATCTCATCTCGCGGTAAATTCTGTAGATTAAGGTTCCCTCCACTACCGCTGAATCGTCCGGTGTGTCCGCCGAAATACATGAGACCACCGTAGTAGCGGTCGTCTGGCATTGTGGCGTAATCAAAGCTATCTAACTTTTTCTTAATGGAGTTAATACGCCGCCAATTAGAAACTGCTTCTACCCATGCATAAGATCTACCATGTTTTTTAATCCACTCTTGTGCATCTTTATCAGTTTTAGCAAGTGATGCTGGTGGCTCAATCCCAATCTTGTGGCATTCCTCGTCGAACGCTTTTCGACTCAGTAGTGGTTTTTCACCTGCCCAAGGGATAGCCTTTTCCGCTTGAAATAAACGTTCATTAATTGTTTCTCTCGCTTCTTTAAGTGCGTCTATATCAATAGGGATGCCTCGCTGGACTACCCGTCGGTTCATGTTACTTATACTACGCTCGAAGTCAGACCATCTAGGTGAGTATTCCTCCCAAAGTTTAAGACATAGCTCTGAGTCTTTTAATGCGTATTCAAGAACTTCTTTACGGAACTCTTCAGACATACCCGTCCATGTCTTACCTGACATGTTGTCGCGAGTCGTTTTCTCAACCTCTATACCAAAAGCTTGAGCAGTAGCTCCCTTTAGTGATCTAGGTAAACCGCATGCCGCAGCCATATCTGCGGTGCAATACCATGCCGCAGGCTTTACCTCCGGCCACCAGTTGCAAGTAACACCATACAGGTAAAGGGTTTCATCAAACGATGCATTATGGGAAAGGACAATATTGCCGTTAAGCAGGTTCCAGTCAAAATCTTCAGGGTGGCCCACCCATTCATATCCATCATCACCAACGACGCTCACCATATAGGCGTCGAAGTCGTAATGGGAAAAGTAACCTAACGGGCCAAGCTTGCGTATAGAGCAGTGCTTGTCGTAGTAGGTTTCAAAATCTAATGCGTATGTAATCATATAAGTTTATTTGTGAGCAGAAAAAAGCCCGTCGCAAAGAGAAGACTAAAAACTCTGCGACGAGCTTGCGTTCTAGCATCTATTATTACGAATCCAAATCTAATTCGGTCTGCTCACCAGTAACATGCTGGAGTGCCTCCCGAACTACCCTCAACTTTCTCAAGTTGGCTCCGACTTGGGAGAGCTGATCCTCGACTTCAGCGATCATGCCGTCGAGCATCTTGATCTCTTCGAGAAGGAGATCACGGGTTTTTTCTTCTTTCTCTTCGTCGGTCATAACTAACCCCCAAAGTTTTTAATGAATTCAAGGACGGCTTCACCTGTCTCTTCTGTAGTGGCAGTTAAGCTTGGATTGAACCATGTATATTTACCCTTTGAGAACTCTTCAGAGACAAAGTTCCATACCCTAGCACAGATTGGGGTGTTAGGATTAAAAGCCGCGCTTGTAGCTAGAATCTTATAAGTAGTCCGATAAGCGTTTTTACCGACATTTATCTTACCCAAAGCATATCGGCTATCACCAATAACGAGTGAGAATGCTGTATCATCATCGTTACCTTCCGGCTGGCGGAGTAATAATGTAATCTCAGCAAACTCAGTCATTTGATATTCTGAATCATCAGAAATAGCCTCTGACTCTTCTTTGGACCACGCAATTCGTGGGACTTCATCTTCATCAAATGGGATATTCTCCCTCCAGCCTTTTTGAGCAACAACTGCAATCGCAGATATTTTTTCATTAGGGCCAGCGACCACATGTTTACGGTCAAAGACAATTGATCCAACTGGAGCATCGCCTTGACTCATCTTCTGTGATACATTGATTCGAGGTATCTCGATATCACTGCGGTCGATTTCGATTCCGATGTTTACATTAGTCGAGAGTTCATTCTCGACTTCCTTCACTTGTTTAGCTTCTTTAGTAGCCATATTCTTATTTTATTTGGTTTACTGATTCGCGACACTGAATCGCTCCTCAGAGGTTTGGACTATGCCTGCGTCATCGCAGGCGGCAAGGAAATTCTGTTGTTTTTCTCGTTTTTCTGATTTTTCTGCGTTTGCAGATACTAATTTCGAGATCTTAGTAAGTGGGAAATTTAGCTCACTAATTATCTCACTTAATTCTAGACCATGTTCTTTTGCAATCTTTACGAGCATTTCGTTGTCAGCACACTTACGTGTTCGACCCATTGACCGTAGTTTTAGGCCGTCGAGTTTATCGCCGTCTTTTAACTTGGCGAGAGTCTTTGCCTTAATAGACGCTGCCCAATTCTCTACAATCTTCGCGATGTTAAATAACTCAGAGAGTCTAGCTGGATTGTCGACGTCAGTAGGATCGATGTCCGGCAACGTGGTATCTAGCTTCTTGGCGACACTTATAACGAGACCACCCAACGCAGGACATACATCTTCATGTTTACAGAAACGACAATACTGAGTCGGAGTGCATTCCTCTAACTCTGGCGTGCCTGACTCCCACTTTGGTCGAATCTGTTCGCCAGCCTTGATCACTCGACTAAGGTCTTCGACCAGAGTAGGGAGATCGTCTCGCGTAAACGTGTGGTGAAGAGTCGCGCTATGTTGCGGCACGTAAAACGCGAAGACGATCTCCTGAATCTCAGGATACTTCTGGAAGGCTCCACATGTATATGCTTTTGCCTGCCAGTTCTTATCTGGCGGATCAATGATACTGATTCCGGTTTTGTAGTCTGCCATGACGGCTCGATCACCGCCTTTGAGGATCAGGAATCGGTCACAGGTTCCCCATGTCTCGGTTCCGTCTAGGGCGACCTCAACTTGGATCTCGTTTAACTCTTCAGCGACCTCGCCGAAGTTAGTCATAAACTCCTGTTCCATTTGAACAATCTGTTCGTAAATCTCCAGCTCTTGTTCGGTGTGAAGGGCAGAAGGGTCAAAGACTTCGAGAGCCTCGTGAATTCTGGTCCCCATCTCGGCAGCAGCCGAAGTGCCGTCGCGGCCCTGATACGCAGCACAAGCAGCCACATATTTTAGGCTGGATGGCGAGAACTCCGCGTGGCCCCTGTCGCTATGGTTGGGTTGTTCGCTCATGAGTCGATTCGTTTATTCGCTTCACCTCACGTTGGAGGTGGTCTCGTTTCTTGAGTGTGCGCTCAACTTTGTGGTTTAGCATGTAAATCTCGTCTTCAAGTAATTTGAGGCGGATCTTCTCTGCGTCAGTCAGGTATTTAATGTTGTTGCTCATTTTGTTGTTGTCTAAACTTTTTAATTATACTGTTAACTGCATCACGTCCGAGATCAAACGAACGTGCTATTAAATCTCTCGGGTAACCCAAATCAGCTAACTCGGTAATAACGCGATGCCTAGCGTGAGAGGATTCAATTCTGGTTTGGACAGTCCTACCTTTTGGACCCCCCACATCAAAACGACTCATTACCCATTTAGGTGGTAACCCATATTGTTCTGCGTATTTTTTAATCAGCCTTGTCGCATCAATAACAATGGCTTCTTGCATCATCTTAGAGTTCTCTTTCATCTCAGAGTTCATATCTATTTATGAGTTTAGTTGTTTAAGGACTGACTTAACGACTGAAGCTATTTCAGGGTCTTCTTTAATTCTCTGATCGAGAGACTTAGATGCATAGGATATTGAACTACTGTGGGTGTAACCATAGTAATCAGACAACGAGCTGTAAGTAAACTTAAACTTGTTTCTCAAGATACCGACAGCGACCATACGAGGTATGCAATAAGAGTAAGCTCGACTCTTAGTAAATATCTCGTCACGATCTATTGCGAATTCTGAACATACAAGTTCCGTTACTTTATCTATTATTTGTTTTTTGTAAGGGGTCATCCCTTTTATTACTTGTGTTTTCATTGGTGTAGAGTATTGAGGTTATCTGATTTCTGCTCGACAACACGCATAACATGTTCCTCTATGGAGTCGCTAGCAACCAGAACTTTCTGAATAGCATCACTTTTTGCACCATTGCGGTGGATGCGCCCTAACGCTTGTAGGTGATCTTTCACATTAAAGGTAGGTGAGATCAACGAGATCCGTTGGCGGTTACCGTTGGTATCGTGAAGAGAGATTCCGGTTCCGCCAGCAGCAGTGTTAATAACGAGAATGTGTTCTTCGTCCCTTTGAAAGGCGTCAATGATCTCTTGTCTTTCCTCAACTTTCTGACCTCCTTGAATGCACATACATCCTAGCAGTTCGCAAAGGACATCGACAGTGTCTGTAAAATTCACAAACAGCACAACACTATGACCTTGCTCGACGTAGTCCTTCGCCATGTCAGCCATGTCCTTCGCTTTCAAGGACTCAGCGAGTTGTCTCGCCCGAAGTAAATTTACTAGACCCCAATCACTGTCCTCAACAGTTCCATTCTCTAATAGGTTGGTGATTATCTCAGGAGTTACTCCAAAGTCGCTGTAAGCCTTCGCGATCTTAGCGGCGGAACCAAAGGCTATTGGCTCGATGAATACTCGGTTCTCTTTAAATGAATCGGGAAAGTCATCCACTGTTAAACGCTTAACATTCTTGTTATACATGATCTTGTTGAGATCACTGAGTTTAGTTTTTCGTCTTAACTCCCATGCGTTCCATTGGTTCTGGGTGCAGCCGTATTGCATCATCCAACTGAACCAACTTTTTAAACCGTCTGACGCTTTGTTTAAATTGTGTAACCCTAACACGTATCCAATTGGTCTCATCTCAGTAGGATCTTCAGCAGCAGTTGCGGACATGGCATGAATTGAATAGCCTTGCGTAACAAGTGAGACTAGCAACTGAGAGTTCTGAGTATATGGCCCCTTACATTTGTGGACCTCATCGACTAGCACTAACGTGTCTTCGGGCAAGTGCCAAGTCATGATCTTCTTGCCTCTCTTCGACATCCACTCTGTCTTGCCGGTTCGGATCTTCTCATAATTGAGAACGAACAGTGGCTCGATACCAGTTTCTTTAAGCTCACGCTCCCATGATGGGATGACTGATTTAGGGCATAAGACCGCAACGGGTCTCTTTAATACCTTAGCGAGGTGCGCGGCTACTACCGTCTTGCCAGTCCCGACATGACTAGTGTCGAGAGAGTTTAAATCTAATCTATGTTTAGCTAAAAAGAACTCGAACGCTTCTTGTTGCTTGGGATATAATTTCTTCATTTATTGTCTATAAAAAGACAAATAATTGAGACGGCTTACTATGTCCAGAAAAAGTTTAACTTTTTCTACTACCCCAAATGTATCGGGCAATGAGGTAGGCATCTATCATACCATCATGCGGCGTCCGGCAGCGTTTATTAGCTAGCCAGTTCTCTGATGGCTCTAACTGATTTGCTAATCTCAAGGCAACTTCTTTAGTCCTACCTTTAGGTACCCTACCTAACATAACTTTCTGCCACTTATGGACGGACACACGCATTATGTTTTCGTAGTCGTGAGACTCAGCCATCCCAACTAGCTTACCAAACGAAATGGCCATTGACCGAACAGCTTGGCTACTCTTCGCGTGTGCGAGCGGTTCTTCTACCGCAAAAATAAAAGGTGTGTTTAAGTCCATTATCCATTGGTGGACTTTGCGGATATCAATCTCTTTCTTCTTTGAGCGTTGAAGAGTCGGCATCCTAATCTTCTCAATGAGGCTACCATCAAATTTAGATATAGCGCAAAGTCCGCCATCTAAGCCATTATCTACTCCGACGATCATTTAGATTTCTCAGGACAATAAAGATTGTCGCACTCTCCGCCAGAAACAGGATTACTACAGGTGCCACACTCACGCTCTTCGCTGAGTAATGCCTTAGCAAGAATAGAGTAGTTTACCAGATCCTCACACGCGTCATCAACTGACTCACCTGCTACCTTTAACTCACCGTCATTCACGAATGATTTAATCCTCATTAGCTTATCCTGCATCCTTAGCAAGAGTCCAGTAACTGGGTGGAGGCCAAGTGACTTAGCGGTCTTGAAATTCGCGAGTGCGTCAACAGTGTTCTCACCACCGCAGTAGTCGCTGTTCTTTGCCCGCATAATTTCGAGCGTCTTCTTGCACGTCGATTCGTGTAAACGGAATAAGGTTTCGGGTTTCATTTTGCTGGTATTGAATCTCCTCTAACTAGTAGGCCGTCGCCTTCTGCTGGAACTAAAACTCTGATTCCTTTTGGAAGCGATTGCAAGTAGAATACTTCGCGAGCCGTTGACGGCTTCACGCGATACCATAACCCATCAGCAGTATCTACTGGGAATTTAAAGTCTCCTCCGTCATCAATTCTAGTGATGAACTTAGGCCCGACTTCTGGTTCACGATCTTGGAACATTGTAAGGATATTAAATCTCGTTTCCGGTATCGGCGTCAATCGTTTTTTTCTGCCGGATTGCGCCTCCTCCTTTGTCTGCTTTAGAGTTATTCAGGACAGATATATCAATCTGCATTTTACTACTACCACCACCAGTCTTTGCGTTTAGCCCTAAGTTGCGTCTGATAAGCTGGTCTAGTTCTGACATCTCACGGATTGATCGTGGCCCGCGTAACGCCTTCATCGAATCGCGGAGCAGTTTGATTCCGGCTGCGGCAATGTAGTGCTGGTATTTATCAGCGGGCGAGTTCTGTGCTTCTGCAATTTCGTTGAGGGTAATGTCTTCTTCTTTAGAGGCTCGGAACCTCTCGTCAACGATTGCAGAAGAAACAGTGTCGTTAAAATGTTCTTCGATATCTTCTTTGAGCTGGTCTTTGTCGGCATCCGGTTTTGTATGCTCATCCTTGATATCTTTGTTGTGGATCAGATTGTCTAAAACCTTACCATCAACGACGCTCCCATTCATCTTCGGATCCACACCATGCTTTTTTAACCATTTACGAATCGTATTACGATGCACGCCAATGTGTTGACCTATAGCCGCATTACTGTAACCTTCTTTGTTAAGACGAAGGGCTTCAGCCTCGCACTCTCTTATAGGTTTTTCAGACATCCACTTAATTATGCCTACCGAAGCAGAAAAGCGCAAGCGTGTTCTAGAGCCGAGAATTGATCCGGCTAGTAAGAAAATGGATGTAGGTGGACTGATGATCCAGCCCACTAGCACTCTGACTGCTTTATTATACGGTTTTGCCCACCACCCTAATAATAAAGCTAAGGAGTTCTACTTCTGGAGAATCTGCGACGAACTCTGGAATCGTGAAGAACTGCCGGAGCCTATGATGGTCCGCCATCCTTGGGCCGAAAAAATGGTTCGGGCTGCTTTGAAGGACAAGTATCTGGCGATTGGTGGATCGGCTAGTAGTGGTAAGTCCCACACGATGGCCGCATGGGGTATCGTCCAGTGGCTTTGCCAACCACGCGATACACTAGTCCTGATGACCTCCACCACCTTACGGGAAGCACGAAAAAGGATTTGGGGTTCAGTAATGTCTTTATTGTCCGTGATCGATGGTGCGCCGATCAAGATACGGGATTCAATCGGTAACGCCGCTTATGTTGATGAGAATGGCACGCTTATCGAACGGGCTGGATTATCGCTTATCGCAGCGGAGAAATCCAAAACACGCGAGGCAATAGGCAAGTTTATTGGTATTAAGCAGAAACGGGTAATTATGATTGGTGATGAACTTTCAGAACTTTCTGAAAGTATATTACAAGCTGGTCTGACCAACCTATCTAAAAACCCGTTTTTCCAAATGATCGGCATGTCCAACCCGAACAGCCGATTCGACGCTTTCGGCGTGTGGTCAGAGCCGAACAAAGGGTGGGAGGCCATCGACACACAGACCGCTGACGAATGGAAAACGAAGTGGGGTGGTAAGTATATCAGGCTCGACGGGGAGCGGAGTCCGAACATTGTGTTAGGTGAGGTTAAGTATCCTTGGCTACCAACCGCCGAAAAGCTGGAGGAGGATCGATTGCTGTTAGGGCCAGAGTCAAGAGGCTATATGCGAATGGTTCGGGCCGTCTTCTTTGACAGCGATGAGACAACCGGAATCTATTCGGAAGCTGAGATGGCAAAGAGTGGTTCTTTAGGTGGTGTGGATTGGGCTGATAAACCGACCGTCGTTGCTGGAATCGACCCTGCCTTCACCAACGGCGGCGACAGAACCATCATGTATACAGCAGAAGTCGGATACGCTCGCAATGGTCAATATGTATGTAAAATGGGGGAAGCTATTCACCTCAACGATGATGCCACAAATAAAGCGATCCCTCGAACCTACCAGATTGTCCACCAAATTATCGATCACTGTAAACGTAGGAACATCTCTGCTGACAACGTGGCTCTTGACTCGACTGGAGCGGGTGCGCCGTTCTGCGATGTATTGGCTGGTGAGTGGGAGAGTTCATTTATGCGTGTCACCTTTGGCGGTAAGGCATCGGACAAGCGTGTCAGTATGAACAGTCAACTTACAGGTGAAGAACTATACACAAATCGGGTCTCTGAACTCTGGTTCGTTGGTAAAGAGCTAATGCGGACGCAGCAAATCTACGGAATCTCGTCAGACCTTGCCCAAGAAATGTGCGCTAGAAACTATGATATGGTTAAAACTGGCTCCCTTAAAGTGAAGATCGAATCAAAATTAGAGTTCAAATCACGCTTCGGTAGGTCACCCGACTTAGCGGACGCAGCGTTTCTCGCACTCGATTGCGCTCGCCAGCGTTTAGGACTCGTGGCTGTTGATCCACCAAAAGACGAAGATGGTAAAGGGTTCAGGAAACAGGTTACAATAAAAACGCTTCGGGATTCGTTACAAAATCCTGACACTCAACTCCTCTCGTAACTAAAATAAAGTATATCGTTTAGTAAAAGCCAGATGGGTTCTGGCAAAACTTTTTCAAAATCGTTTACTCTTTATATACTTACTATAAAGAGTAAACATTTACAGAAAAGTTTTTGAGGCGGTTTTCATTAAGATCCCGAAGATTGACACTTTTCCCTAAAACCTGTATCTTCTGCCTGTGGCGAATAAGCGTTTCAAGAGGCTCCCGTCTGGCCGTATCCAATACCACGGCGAGACTTTTGCGGGCTTCAATAAGCCGAAGCGTGCGCCAAAAGGATCGAAAAAGAAATTTGTCGTTCTAGGTAAGGAGGGCGACAAAATCAAGAAAGTCGGCTACGGCCACCGAGATTACAGCGATTTTACAAAACACAAGAACCCTAAACGTCGAGCTAATTTCCGAGCTAGGCACAACTGCAAAACTGCAAAAGATAAAACAACCGCACGCTATTGGGCGTGTAAAAAACTTTGGTAATTATGTCTGAAAAAGATAACAACCCTGTTGATAACGACAAAGAGAAAAGAGCAAAAGCAAAAGCTGAGGCCGCAGCCGCAGCAAAAGCTCAAGCCGAAGCTAAGGTAAATGAGGCTCTCGATAACGATACTGGAATGTCTATGCAACAAGCGGGTGACTATTTAGATAGTTTATCAGTCATCCCTAAAGAAGAAAATAATGAGATGTCTACGGCACAAGCAGGTGATTATTTTTCTGATTTGTCCGTCATCCCTAGAGGAGATACTAAGATGTCTGTGGAACAAGCAGGTGAATCTCTTGCTGGGTTGTCTATGTTTCCTGAAGAAACTAAAGAAGATAGTTCAGATCCGATGAAAGCCCTCGCCACTTCTTTGGGAGAATCTTATGTCGATTTAGGAATGAAGGCGTTCGATCAAGAAAAAGCTGCTAAAGAAAAAGAAGCAGTAGCTGAAACAGGAGCTACCTCTAAAGAAGAAGCTGCTCAGAAAGTCTTGTTTCAGAGGGAGTTTGGGACTGGGCTTGCCACATTAAAAGCCATGCAAGACCCAAACTATGAAATCGGTAGTGGGTCTCCTCTCCGTCGAAAAGCTCGCCCTATCGGGCCTGCCTCGGGTAAGTTCCGTAGAGCTGCTCGGAGGCTCCGTCGTCAAGGTTACGGTGCTGCTGCTCAACAGATGGCTATGAGGGGGGAGATGGCCCGCATGGAGGAGCCTTCAATCGACACCCCCGCTGCCCGTGGGCAGAGAATGACCCAAAAAATTATAGCTGCGCGAGAAGCGCAGAAGCAGGATAAGATCCTGACTGAAACTGAGAGACGCGCAAAGGAAGCTGATGCGCGTAGAATGGCTCTCCAACAACCTATACGTATAAGAAAAGAGCAAGTATCTTAGAGGAAATGGCCATAGATTATAATCAGGATATAGCACCCCTCCGGCAGCAGTATTTTCCAATGCTCGCTGGTGAGCGTGCTTTTGATCAAACGATGCGTTATCGGCAGGAGGTTATTTTGCCGATGCAGCAGCAGACGATGAAGCTGATGCAACAGCAACAAAGCATGGATATTCAAGATCTTTCGTTTAGGCGTCAGCAATTTGAATTTGATCAGGCGAAGAAAAGAGCAGAGGCTCAGAATGAGGCTTTGGCTATGCGTCCTGTGGTAGCGGATAAAATTAATTCTATCTTTGAAGACGACACAATCAATACAAACGAAAAGTTTGTGGAGCTAGGAAAGATCTCAATGTCAGTAGCTCCTTATATGGCTGCTGGTTCTTCTTTGAATCAGTTGTTTAGCTCTGCGGGGGATGTCTTGAAGGCTCAATCATTTTCTGAGAAACAGCGAAAAGAAGAGCAACTCTTTGAAGAGAAAAGGCAAAAAGAACTCGAAGCCCGTGAATTATCTCTTGTCGAAGCAGCCTCCAAGATAGGTGAATTCGATATGGCAAAAGAGATAGCTGAACGAAGTGGGGAAGTTTCAACTGCTGAAGAGATAATGATGAAGGCAGGAAAGCAGGCGCAAGAACAAACTCTTGGGCTAGCCAGACAAAAAGCTTCTGAGGAAGCTACTAAATCCTACATTAGTAATCTTAAATCCTTCCAGACAAGTCTAGGTCAGTTAAAGTTCGATCAATCAACACAAGCTGCGGTAGCTGGACAAGAGCCTAAATTAGACGCTGCTTCTAAATCTCGACTTAAAAGCTCTCTTAGGTTTTTGTTATCTAACTTCCCTTCTCCAGATAAGTTTATTGAAGGGCGTTCAGACGAAGATCTTCTTAAATTAGCAAATGATTTGATCGCTAGAAAACTAGCTCAATATACCCCTGAGCCAGTAATCGGGCTACAGTCCGCTTTTGACGAATAGAAATTCTCCCTAACACATATTATTCAGCTATGACTGACTACGAAAAAACGCTGCAAGCCCTAAGCTCTGCAAAGCCAGAGTATCTTAAATTTTCACAATGGTCGGCTGACAAGCAGATCGTAGATCCTATTAAGGGGAAACTAGATTACGCTAATTATCTACGTAAATCGTATATTGACGCTGGCCTTGTATCACAAAAAATGGAGGTTGATATCCAGCAAGGACTGTTTGGTTCTCTGGTCAAAGATGGCCATCTAGAACAAGGAGACTATGAGGGTTTTAAAAATCTTTCTTCAGCCCCAACAGCCTCATTCGATACCAGACTTAATTTAGCTCAAAGCCATATCGATACTAACAGTAGAGATTGGGAAATACTGACCGAGTATAAAGCGGCCCGTGACACCTTACCTGAAGGGGATGAGCAACTACAGCAAATGGAGGCTGCGGCTAATAACGCTTTAGATCGTCAATATGAGACTGCGAAGAGAAAAATGCTACACTCCGGTGAGCTACCATTCATTGCAACTACCGACGCAGAAGGAAACCGCGTGATTCTTGCGGGCGACGCCGCAACTAAGATGAGTCTTAGTGAGGCTCTTGAAGCGTCTAAAGCGGGAGGTGTTTCCCTAGCAGATGCTTATCTCGCTCAAGGGCAACTCGAAGTTGTCGCAGGCACGAAGATGCAGAGATTTAAATATAATCGCTTCAATGAAGCCCGTAATGTTTTATCTAGTCTTGCTAAAGAAGATTCTGTTTTCTCTGATCAGATTAAAGCACACGCTCAGAACTTATCTGAAGGAGAAGATGAAGGTGTTATGGACTGGACTGCCCGTAAATTGGACGACATCAGCGATGCTTTTTTTGGGCTCTTCTCTGAAGATAAGGAGAGGCGTGATGAGCAGATGGAAGAATTGCAGGCGGTTAGCAACCAACGTGTTGTTCATGAGTTGAAAGATAAGCTAGATTCTTATTCTTTTGTCCCCGAGGGTGAAGAGTTTTCTTATGAGGATATTAAGAATGCTTATGACTATCTCGTTCTGGAGGAGGCTTCTAGCACTAGCCTCTTTGATTTATATGAAGATGAAGAAGCTGGTAAAAATATTAGAATGACCTCCAGCGGTATTCCAGTTGTTCACTCTGCGGCTCTTGTAAATGAGAACGCTTTTGAAGCGATGGCGAAAGCACGTACAGATCTTGACCCAGAGATTTTCGAGCAGCTAAGACTTCAGAGAACTTCTTTGTTAAATAGTAACTTCGCTCAATATGACCGAGTTCTTAGTCGGAGTGGTGTGGACGATGAATGGCGTGAAGCTCTAATGGAAGGACGCGCCAATGGAAAACAGAACCACGAGATCTTAAATGATTTCTTAAAAGATAAAGATAATTACAGCACTTATTGGGAGAGGACAAAAGGTATATTATCTTCGGTTGTTGAAGGTTCTGCGACGCTTTTGGCGGCAGTCCCTGCTGCGTTTGGTAATGAAAGCGCAGCTAATGTTTTAGCACAAGCTTCTCAGGATGCTTCCGACCGGAGAGAAGTCGCTAAACTCTTTAATCAGGAATATGGTTATACGGCGGAGATCTTAGAAGCAATCGCTCCTATGACTACAGATCTTTTAGCGACAGGATTACTGGCTGTTGGAACCGCTCCTATAGGGGGCGTTGGTGGTGCAGCTTATGTGACGGCAAGGGCAGGATCTGTTGCTGGAATTAAAGCTCTTACTAAAAATATCACTTCAAATGTGATTAAATCGGCTCCTAGAATTATTGGTAGAGGTGGTTCTTCTAAACCCTTATCGGAAGTCATTGAGGCTTCTCTTAAACAAATTGACGGTAAGCTAGCAAACGACGCTCTGAAGGCTTATAATAATTCACTTGCTCGCAAACTAGGAGTCCAGACGGCTATCTTTATTCCGGCTGCGACACGATCAGGAGCGTCAACATATGGCACAGTCACAAACGCCTTGAGGCAGTCTTCTGATCTTTCTAAGGAACAGATTCACGATAGAGCATTAGGAGCAGGTCTTCTTAGCGGGACAATTACTGGCGTTATCACATCAGGATTCAGCCTTCTTGGTCGAGGAGGTATCGACGATGCCTTCTTACGTGGTATGTCTTTTAAAGAGTTTAAAACTGTCTTAAATAGCATAGACGATTTTGCTGAAACTTTCACGACAGATAAAGTCAAGTCCGTCCTTAAATCAACCATTAAAAAGTCTCAAGCCAAAGGGGGTAAGTTCGGCCTACTATCATCTATTGGCCGAAACTTCGGTGATGAAGCAATGGAAGAAGGTCTCGACCAGTTCATTAATTCTTACGTTGAGGACGCCGCTTTAGACCAAGATACCCCAATGATGGATCGTCTAGAACAGACTTTCGATGCGATGGTTATCGGAGGTGTATTAGGAGCAGGCGCACCCGCCGTGCAAAAAATCGGTTCAAGATTTAAGTTGGATGCTTCGATGCGCCAACAACAAGAAGTAGATTTCAGAAGGAACATATTTGAATCAGCTTCTAAAAACTTACGCGATAGTGGTAGTCCTATTTCTGCTGCTGTTCTTGAAACTCAATATAAACTTGCGGCTAGAGTGAGGGATGAATCCGCCCCACTTTTAGGTGAAGAAGTGCAGCCGGAAGCAGTTACTTTGAGTGTCGGACAACGTCTTGATGCGATAGCTCCAGAAGAGATTGAACAGATTACTACTAAGGTATCTGAAGATTTTGAGGCCACCTTGCCGGAAGATCTGCAAAGCAAGTCTATATCAGAAATTATTTCTATTGCAGATGCAGTGGACCCCGAAGCCGAAGTAACTCCAGAACAAAAGGTAGCTATTGAAATCCGCGATTCTGTTGTAGCATCGCTTGACCGTCTAGACGAAGCCTCTCAGCAGAAAGCGGAGGAGGATGCGGTTAAAGCTGATCAAAAAGAGCAGGAGGACACAGAAGAAATTATCTCTACGATTCAACAAACTCCAGATAAAGTTCTTCGCCGTAAAGTTAATGAAGTCCTTTTTCTTAACTCACCAGAAAAACTAGAAAACTTCCCGAACGCTAAAGATAAGAAAGCTATACAGAACGCGGAGAAAACAACAGGGGACATTTTTATCGATTCTGAAGATGTTGTAGAACCAGATGAAGTTGAAGAGATTAGTTCTCTAAAAGTCCAGTTTATTGACCAGCCAGATAGAAACATCTTTAAGTCTGGTGATGAGTTCACTGTCGAAGAGATAGACGCCGTAGAGGCAGTCCTTGATCTAGCTGAGACAGGTTTCCCTGTTCGTTTCAACTCTAATAAAACTTACGGTGTTCCTTTCACGACAAAGAAGCTTGCAGACAAGTCAGAGTTTCTTGCGAAGCAGATCTTCAGTAAGTATCCACATATCAAGTCAGAATACTACGCTAGTAAATTTACCGGAATGCGAGCGATTACCCGCTTCGACCCTTCAACAAGCAAAGTTTCAAAAGGTAAAGTCAAAGGTTTCCTTGATAATCGTGGCAACGGTATTTTCAATAACGATCCCGTCACTATGGCGGAGATGCTTGCTCACGAAATCCGTATCCCTGTTCCCGATTCGGTGAATGTGTTTGATATCAACCCTTCGATCAAAGTTCGTGGTGGTTATGTTATTGATGTCCTGAAGCCTTCAGACACTGGAATTGGAGTTGAGACAGCAGTTGAACCTGTTACCCCAATTAAAAGTTTGGAGTTCGATGCAGCCGCTATTGAGAAACTGACTCGGATTCCGTTTATTGAAGCTACTAAGGATGACGTTGTTATGCCCTACGGGACTCGTGAAATTAACGAGAGGGGCTTCACTCAAGATGTCTCTGACCGGAGTGTTACCTTCGGGGATGTAAAACAACAATTAGATGACTTCTATGATAAGTCTAAAGAAGATCAAGGACTCCGTAAAGCTCTCCTACAAGGATCGCGAGGTGCTTCTTTGCAGCAAGGATACGATCTTCTCGATGACACCAATGCAGACATTGCTTTCAACGAAGCTTATCTGGAATATGTAAGACTTCTTCATCTCTATGAATTGAAAGGTCAAGCTGAAGGATCACTGGCTAATTTTGTTGAAAAGGTTGCTGGAGAAGTAAGAGTTAAGAACACTAAGAAAAGTAAAGGAGTATTTAAGAAAGCTCTTCTTTCCAGAGTGAATATTAATTCTGAAGCTGAACTCGCTCAAGCGGTCCAACCGTTTATTGCTGGTAAGGGTAATACACACACTGATTCTATTATTGCGTTTATTGATTCTCAAGTCTTTGGCAACGACGCCTTCAAGGCGGGTTCAATGCCTACTTTCGACTCTATCTTCAAAGCTAAGGTAAAGAACTACATTGCGAAAGAGAAGCTTAGAGGAGTTCAGAAAGGGAAGGACATCCAAGTTAACAATGCTGACTTTGATCTGGAACAAATCCCAGACCCTCAACAAGATATCTATGGTGAGGGCGAGCAAGATGTCGCTTATTCTGGAAGTTTAGGTTCTGTTGATGCTTCTGACACAATCGACAAGAACACATTCTACAAAACTCTCAAGAGTTCTATCAGAGGAATGGTGGAACAGATTGATGCTTCACCTAGCTTGAGGTCGTCTATTGTCGATCTTTACATAGAGGCTATCCAGCCGAACGCTACTCCACGCCAACGTGGGATTGTTTCGGAGATGGATACTACTGATCTTATGGCTCATCTCGGAACCTATCTCGGAACGGGGAGCCACACTTCCCGTCCAGAAGTTCTGCAATTTGTAAGTAGACTTGAGAGCGAGACACTTGACGCTGGTGTAAATATCAAAGACGCCCTTTACCTTAGCTTCCTCACTTATCGATATGAAGGTAATCCCTTGAATAACTCAGAAGCAATCACTGAAATTCAAAGACTCATGGGTACCTCGCTTGGCCGTGATTTTAGTCGTAGAGATGCAACTAACTTCATCAAGTCAATGGACCAAGCTGTAAGACGGAGGTTCTCTCGCGCACACGTCTCTGAAGAAGTCAGAGCTGCTCTTGAGCAACAAAACAAAGTTGATGTTGAAAGGCTTGGACTAGTAGACGGAGACCCTGAATCGATTGTCTCCGCTCTCAAAAAGATCGCCAAGACGAGTGACCGTAAATCTCATAAATTAGTCGCTGACCTGCTTCTGGAAGACGAGGCATTTATCCGCAGCGTAGAGTTCTCGATGGGTGAAAGTCTATATTCAGTAGCTGGACAACATTCTCTTCTCAAAGACGGTAGGCACGTTGTATACGTGAACTTGAGAACGGGTAATGGTTTGGGTCTGGAAAATGTTCTTCTGGAAGAGTATGTCCACGCTTTTCTTTCTGATGTAGCGAGCAAGCCTGAAGAATCTATCAACGAGAATCAAAGAGCTGCCCGCCAGAGACTTCAAAGCTTGTTCACTCTCGCAGAGAAGGAATACCGCAAGAGCAAGATATCTACTCCTGTCTTGGAGGATGCGTTCGAGAATTTCGATGAGTTCTTGGCGAAGTTTTTGTTGTCACCTAAACTTCAGGCCCATATCAAGAGCCTAGAACCACCTGCTGGACAGCGAGGATTCTTCAAGAGGATCATGGAGTCCCTTATCTCGATGTTCCGTAAGATCACTGGTCGCGAGAAGAACATTTACACGGAAGCACTTTCGGATGTTATTTCTCTGAGTAAGACCCCCTTCAGGGCAACTGCTGTGCCGCCTTCACAAGCGGCTATGGAGTCGGCGGAAGCTGCCGCTCAAGATATTGAAGATGTCACAGAGGTTGTTGGAGTTCAAGAGGATCAAACTCGTGAAACATTGACTCCAAAGCAGATTGAGTCTCAGCCCGATCCTGAACAAGTTCAGATTGACGAGAATATTGATAACGTCATTGATACTATCCAAGATTCTGGCGATCTAACTACAACAGATCAAAGGAAGATGGAGGCTGTGATGCTACATCTCAAGAACCGCCTTCCGTTGGGTGTTGAGGTTTCTATTGACATGGAAATGGACTCACCTGCTTCTGCAATTAGAAACACAGTTCAGATTAATCCTAGAATCTTGATGCAAGATCTAGAAAACTTTGACTTGCTCGGTTCAAAAGTATACGTAGAGACTCTTCTCAATCACGAGCTGGCGCACGTTGCGTCTTACAACGCGCTTACCAAAAAAGAGATCCAAGAGTATATCTCTACGTTTGATGAGACAGACTTCGTAGAGGTAGCAAATGCTTATTACCGTAATGAAGCGGATCGGGATGCGTCTATTGATCTAATTCAAACCCAAATAACGGAGGATACAGACCCCGAAGTAGTTAGACGAATAACCATAGAAGCGAGCCGTTTAGCTGAAGAGAAGCTCCGTATGCACCTTGAAAAGGTTCGGACTGGAACAACAACCGAAGAGGATTACGACTTCTGGTCTAGCAAACCTAGCTTGTTAGCTATTATCACGCGATACATCCGCGCATACTTCTCCAAGCTTGCTGCTGTAAAGCAGATGAATAGGGGTTCTAGTGCTTTAGATAGTCTTCTTATGAAGGTAGATCGAGAAGCAACTCTCTTGAACATAGGTTTCAACAGATCAACAGATCTCCAGAGTTTAGACGTAGACGACCCTGATGCTTCTGTATTGGAGTTCGCTCGACTTACGAATTACGACCCAATCGAAGAAGCTACTGTCCTACAAGAGCAAGCGGAGAGCGCAGTGAGGTTGTATGCGTCTTCTATTCCTGTTGACTACCCAAATACTCTCATGAGGAGAGCACGCTTGAGGATGAATGATGCCTCTGAGTTTGTCCTAGACGATGGCGAGATAGAGTCTCTCTTCCAAGAAGAGTTAGCTGAAGAACTTAGCGGCGTCTCGCAGTTTACGCCAGTCGATCTCGATGTTGTCAGCCCAGATATTGACTTAGGCTCGCTTGTAAGCGCAATTAAATCTCTGAGCAACGATAACTATGAGGCTGAGGTTGATGTTTATGAAGACGATTATTCTGGTGTATTTAATATCAACATCCAGCTTGTCGATCCTTCTGGAGAGACCATAGCTGAGTTACAAGATACTGAGATCCGCCCATCAAAAGAAATTAGAGTTGGGTATATGGTGAACAAAACAGAGGCTTCTAATGGATTCTCGTCTGATTTGATGACTGCCTTAATCATGGTTAGTGATCAGGCTGGTATCGAGAAGGTTATCACTGAAGCTGCGGGATCAAATAAAGGCAGCGTTTTAAAAAGAAAGATTGTAAGTAGTTTCAATAATATAACGCGAACTCTGAGTGAGGAAGAATCTGTTACAGATAAGAAAGAGTTCCTCAAACAATCAAAACTCAATCAATCGTTCGCGATGAATGGGTATTCTACTTGGCCTAAACTAGGTTTCAGACCAGATAACCCAGAACTAATTCAGAAAATAATTTCTAAATATCGTGATCCTGAATATACTACGGAGCTTGCGGATGACCTAGTTGATGAAATTATTTTCAATAAAAGGAAGTTTTTCGCGGATTTACCAGAAAACAAAAAACAAGTAATCCTTAAAAAGCTTCGTGAGGAAGCATCCAATATCGCAAATCAGTTATCTCAGAGCGCGGACTTTTTAGAGAGCATCGCAATCAAAGATAGTAATGGAGACATTGACCTTGTTAAGACTCTAAAAGCAGGAAGACCGACACAGAATAATAAGGCGGCGAATGCTTGGAGAGATATTGGTGAGTCGATCAATGTTACTTTCGATCTCACCGATGGTAGTGACTCACTTCAAGCCTACGCAAAACAAACCATCCACCCCGTACTTCTGAGGCAAAAAGAAGTCAGGGCTTTAGTTGCTGAGTATAAACAAGCTAAAGAACAACCTGATGTAAATATCGAGGCACTTCGTGACGACTTCAATGATCGTGCATCAGACATGGGTATTGATTTCAAATTGTTCGCTTCCAGAGGGGTGCCTACAACTCCAATATCCAACCTCGACTTCTCAAATGTGGTCAAACTTCTGGAAATGCCGATGGCTGAATTCCAGACATATAAGAAGCCAGATACGTGGTTAGCTAGAATATTGCAAGGTGATGTCGGATCTCCGGTTCGCGATCTGATCGAACAGCGAGATGAGTTCAAACGGGCATCTATCTCCGCCGTCAAAGCTTTTCAATCCAAGTTTAAAGCTGTTGTAAAGGATGAGAACATCACGCTGACTAAAGATTTCCTTAACACCATCGCAGAAGCGCAAGGCTACTACGACGGTAACCTTGTCAGTGATACCTTCTACGCTAAAGAAGAAGCAGCGCATAAAGCTAGGAAAGAGTTAATCGAAAAAAATGACAAACTAACAAAAGCTGAGAAGAAAACTCAAATATCTACGTCGAAACAACTCCGTAACAAAAACATATCTGACGCAGAACAGAATGCTATCTCTGCAATCGAAGACACTAAAAACAAAGCGGTCCAAACTCTGTCCAGAATATCACCTAAGCTTGCTAGGTTAATCGTGAGTATGCGTAAGGAGTTAATCCAACCTATCCAGAATAAACTTTCTGATGCAGGTATATCCAAAGAACTGAAGATCCGTATTGATCAGACGGGTGGGTTCTACATCACTAGAGCGTATAGGATTTTTAGTGACCCTACCTTCGCTAAGAAGGTCAGGGAGGATGCAAAATATAACAAGATCCGCCTAGCCGCAATGGATTTCTTTGAGGATAATCTCAAGAAACAAACACGCGAAGCTGCTTTACAAAGAGGAGAGTCTGCTTCTGAGGCTGATAAAGCCGCAGACAAAGCCCTCCGTGACGCAAACAAGCAGGCTGGTAATGGGAGAACCTATGCCCAGAATGTTCTCGAAACATTTATCTCTAGATACGAAGGGGTGATCTCTGGTGACTCCGCAGTGAGTAGCCGCTACTCGAAAGTAGTTAAGAACCTAACAAAAAGAAAGGATTTACAAAAACCCCTCCGCGATCTTCTCGGAGAGTATGGTGCCGAGTCTGGCACTGACTTGATTGTCAGGACGTTCTCTACTGTATCGAACTTAGCGGCGGAGCAGGTCTTCCGCAGCAACCTAGCAAAGGTAGGTAAGAAGCAGGGTTTCTTGGTTGAGCCTAACGAAGCTAGAAAGAACCCAGAGCTTTACACAGAACTTAAACCTAGTGCTAATCGAAATGACCCGCTCCATAATTTATATGTGAAGAAAGAATTGTTCGAGGATCTGAAGGATGTGGTTAGCCCTGTCGGCGGTTCGTTGTCGAGTAGCACGGCTCAACGAACCGTAGGTTCAATCGCGGCGACGTTACAGAATCTGACAGGTAAGTCGATGCTATTAAAAACTCTCGGTAGCGTAGGTTTCTACCTAAGAAACATTTTAGGTAACGCCCTCTTCTTTGGTCCTGCACAAGGGATGAGCGGGAGTTGGAACGTTATAACAGACTCATTTTCGTTCTCACTTGAGCAGTGGAAAGACCCCAATAAAATGGATGCTTACCTCACTGAGCTTGTTGGTTTAGGTGTGTTTGGGGATGAACTGAGAGCTGGTATGGTCCGTGAGTTGTTATCTGGTGAGATCTCTCCAGAAGCGAAGTTGTCGAAACTCAATAAATTTTTTGAACGTGTCCCTGCTAGTGCAGACATCAAGAAATTCGTCAAAGGCACAGAGGAAAAGTTGGCTGGTTTATCCGCATCTATCGACGGTTCTTTCAAGATCGCCTACTTTGAACATGAACTGGACGTTCTCAGAAAAGCTAAGAAGCAATATCCTAACTCTGATATCGGGAAGATGGATGACTACGCTTTAAAGCGGATGGCTGCAAAGAAAATTAAGATGACTGCACAGTCTTTGAGTCAGGCTCCTCCAATCGTCAAAGAACTGACGAAAGGTAACTTTGGCTTACTGTTAGCCCCTTTCCTTCGATTCAAAGCTGAAGTCCCAAGGATCGTTTACAATACGTATACTTTAGCTAAGGAAGAGAAAGCCAGCAACAACCCAGCCATACAGGCTAGAGGAAAGAAAAGATTCAAATCTATGAATGCCATGTTGTTCGGGGTATCCTCGACATCCGCCTACGCTCTTGCGTGGTTGCTGGGGATTGGGGACGATGAGGACGAAGCTCTTCGTAAGTCAATGCCTGCATACCTTAAAGGGCATACCTTCTTCTACTTTGGAGATTCTGATGATTTAACTTCCATCGACCTGACTTACCTTAACCCGTTCAGCTTGTTAGCCGATCCAGTCATGCGTGGTTTTGAAGATCTTGTAAAGGGGAACGTCGGGGACGCTGCTTTCAGTTTTTTGAAGGGTATATTCCTTGACCAGTATCTCGACGATCAGATCTTGGCGGGATCACTGCTTGATCTTAGAGATAATCGAGACGCTACAACCGGTCGCCGGATTTTCATACCAGAAGCCGATGGTTTCCTCACTATATCCACAAAGATGATGAGGTATCTACTTGAAGGTGCTTATGAACCTCGACTGCTAAAAGACGGAAAGGAAGCCTTCAACGCATACCTAGCAGACTACGATAAGTTCTCGGACTCTCCATATGGAGAATTACTGGATGGTATGCTTCCGGTTAAGCTACACTCAGTCGATGCAGAGCAACAGTTCAGACGCTTCTTACGGGACCATCAATCACGTCTCAAGGATGTTACTGATCAGAAGTTTAAACTCTACAGTGACAAGCCCATCACCGATGATGATGTCCGCGAAGTCTATGAGAATGATCTCAAGGGTCGCATGGCTCTTAACAATGAGTTATATCGGGTCACTAAAGGATTCCAAAAACTAGGCGTCAATATCGGGACTCAAGCTAGTGTGATGAAGCAATACGGTATTGGAAAAGACAAAGCTCGATTGATCTTCTTCGGAGCTATGGACCGACCAGATCTCAATAAGAGATTCGTGGACGGTCTGGTGCAACGAGGTCATGCTGACCGTGCCTCTCTCCTTTATGGGGAGAGAGACAAGCAGCCACGCTACCTCATGCTGGAAGACTAGAAGCTCTCGACCCCGACGTGGATCTCTTTTGGGGCTTTGTCAAAGTAGCAAAGCAATGCAGGGCATAACCAGCCTTGCATTGTGTAGCCTTCTTTTAGTCTGATCTCGTATACATTTCCACCATCTTCTTCACCTATCCACTTGAGGGAATGAGTGGAGTTTGGCCACGCTTTCGAGGAGAATGTGAGCCTGAATCCAGATGCAACGGAGATTGGCACAATATCATTATCTTCGAGGACGGCGTCAATGATCTCAGTCATACCGCAAACGAAAGCCTCTTCGTAAAGGCCGTGTTTGTCAGAGTCAAAGACCCACTGGTGGTGGAGAAGATAAGGGGCGATGGAACAGATTTGTGTTTTATTTTTCATGGTTGGTATAAGTTAAAAGCCCTACTCTTTAGTGGAGTAGGGCCAATAGTTTTAGTTGATTAAGAAGTCCAGCAACAACATAATTGCTAAGAATATTACGAATGGCATTATAGCCTGAATGTAATCAAACACGACGCTTTCTATCCGCCCGCTCCTTCATCTTGCGGAGGCGGCGGGTTTCTGTTTTAGCCATGTTCATTACCACTACTATCATAGTAAGCGGGGCTACCAGTAGTAGGCCGATGATTTGTAAATAGTCCATCAGTTACTTGGTTGGTTAAGGGTTCGGGATTCGAGGGTCTGTTGCATCACAGTGAGAGCGCGGCGGCAGTCGGTGGTCTCGTCTTCGAGCCGCTCCAACTCTTGTTCCTTCTTCATTTTCTTCTCCAGCAACTTTGCGTGGGTAATTGATAGGACTCGCAAAGCGAGAATCAGGTCTTTTATATCAGTCATATTTTCTTTATTCAGTCTCAGGTTAATTCCTGATTACTACCCCCTCCAATCGGAAGGGGCAGAGTATCAAGAATCACTAGCTATTGAGGGTAGCAGTGAGAACACGATGGCCTTCCTCAATAGAGGACTCATCATGTGAGGTGAGCAGGTAGTCAGCGAAGTTCACCTTATGCTTCGCAGCAGTGCCATACTCGCTGGAGTATGCCTTAGCAGAGCTAGACGTATCACGCCCTACACCGTCACCGCTGGTCCAGTATTCGGTCGCTCCGTTGAGAACGTCATACATGGTCTCGCCCTTATTACCCCTGCCTCTGATTGCGAGATCCGTGATACCGGATACGGCATTCAGGGTTCGGGTTGAGAACTTGTCCACCTTGCCGAAGGTATCCTTGAGGAAGTATCCGGCTGCGATGGCTGCGATGTCCTGCTCTACCACCTTCTGAGCGGCTAGGATCCCCATCGCTTCGGCGAAATGTTTCCGCTGCTCGATCAGGCCAGTGATGTCCTTCGTAAGATCGGCACACTTGATGTCCACGTTGCCACTGTGGGTGACCTTTAGGTCGATGTATCCTTTACTGCCAGCGAGGGCAGCGTGGATGCTGTTAGAGCAGCATAACCGTAAGTCCGACAGGAACACACGGTTCGCAGTTCCGTTGTGTCCCCCTACTACGTTGAGGTATCCACTGTGCTCCTCACCATTGATGGTGTGATCGTCCATCTTGAAGCTCATGAAGAAGGTCTTGAGACCGTTCAGAGTCCCCATTGCGGACAGTTTCGAGTCCGGCGCAGACTGTCTGAGGGCATTCACAACAGGCCTCGCGAAGGTTTCATTCTCGATCTTCTGATACTTCTTCGTCGCCATGTGCAGTGGCACAAGCCCGTCAGCCGTATCGGCCATGAGGTGCTTGTGGTTGTCGAGCGGGATCGACTCCCCATTGACGGTGGCATACACATCTGCCATCCTGATCGGGAAGAACACTCCGTTCTCCTTCGCATCACGGGGCGTGATCAACTCACCTTCAGACTCCTTCTCCAAACCGTGATACATACGGTATTCAGAGCCTTGTGGGATGAGGACGCTATCGATTTCTTTAATTCCAGACATAATGTTATTTTCTATTTGGTTTTGGTTTATTCGGACCTTCTGGTCCCCTACGGCCCTACCGATGTGGTAGGACCGACGGGGGCAAGCTGCCAACTATCTGGCAGGCAGTCAACTTCTTTTCACCACTTTTTAAACTTTTAGTGGTTTAGCCATGCTAGCTTCAAACTTGGCGATGTCCTCGATCCTCTCAACAACATCTTCCCAGTGGTAGCAGATGTGATCACCTTCGTATGGGTAGTCCTTGTCCGCTTCCACATGGTCAGGGCCATACACCCAATAGTCAGTTTCATAAGCTGACCCCATGTATTCGACATCGATCAGGCACCCATGCTTCTTCGCAAGCCGTCGAGCTTTCGCTCTTGCACTGGCATGGCGGTCCTTCGTCCGTTTAGGCTGGACTGGAGGTGTGATTTTGGAGGGCGCAATCAGCTTCCACACTGCACATACTCTAGCACGCTGCTTGAGACGTTTGTCAGCGATGCTCACAATCTCACGAAGCCTCCCGCAGGTCGCTCTACGTCCTGACACTACCTGATAATGGTTGCCAGCGATGACGAGAAAGACCACACCAGCCTTACGATCTCCTTTGCTGTGTCTACGCCATTGGGCGAAGGTCAAACCTTTGCCTGTCGGGGCGGAGTAGGCCCTTTCGGCGAATACTCCTGATTCGAGGAGGGCTTCTAAGACATGGCGGTCTTCAGATCCTTTGACGAATCTCTGTCCTGATCGGCAACGGATGGCGTAGGCTGCGTCATCCGTGGATGCTCCGGTGATTGCGGAGATGGCGGCGGGTCCGCAGTAGCGGTTCTTCCCGTGTATTTGGTGGAGTTTCATACTCATAGTCATATTTTATTTGGTTATTGTTTATTACCCAAAAGCATTAAATAGCAGTTGGATCACGGCGCGGACGATTGTGTCAATGCCAATGGCGTGGAGGGCGGCAACTGCCGGAATGAATCCGGCGATTGCCCATGTCAGTTGTCTATAGGTCATAACTTTTTATAGGTTATCGGTTTGCTTCCCATTCCAATTGGAATTTCTCAGGCACTTGGGCGAGGTAATCGCCGTGTGAGTATGCCAAACTACGGGAGACCAGATAGCCTTTGATAAAGGTATCGCAGGCTAGATACAGGCTGGTAGCTTCCTCCCTCCACGGGGCGAGCTTCGCCAACTCAGGAGAGACAATTTCAACGCCCGACTTTAAAGTCAGGCCCCATTCATATACATTCTTACTCATATTGATACGGTCGTTATTTTTAATCTTAAGGTGAAACCTAACTCCTTTAGAGCTTGGATGTCACCATCGGTCAAGGACTTTCGTCCCGTTAACTTCTGTATGGATCGCTGCACTGCGGCATCTGCCACATATGTCAGCGTGTTTCCATACACTTCTCGTTGGGTTACTTCTATAATCATAATGGTTCGGGGTTGGTTATCGAAGATCATCGTCCCACAGAGTAAGGTCTGTGGTGTTCCTGATTTCGGCGAGGTATCGACGCAAGTCACGCTTAATTTTAGCTTTAGAGTTTACGTCGAAAGCTTCGCTCTTGAGGTAATCCGCAAGCTTTTCGCGGACTTCGTTTATCTCTGTCATGTCACGCTTCAGCGTCTCGTTCTGTATGGGCATCTGATTAGTGGTTCGGGGTTCGGGGTTCGGGGTTCGGGGTTAGTGAGTCAGGATAACTACGTCAGCTTTGTTATCGGAGCCACAGAAGTGGCCTTGTGGAGTGCATTCACCGCAGAGACCAGAACATATGAAGACACGCTTTAGTCCCGCCTCTTTGGCGTATTCTCGCGCCTTCTGTCTGTATTCTGTCGTATTGTATTCGACCCCTCCTTTGGAGCCGATTGCTTTGAACCAACCTCTCGTGATCGGCAAGGCTAGAACACGTCTTGCAATCCCGCTGTTCTCATTGAACCGACTGCCATTTGAGAGATTCAAACGGTAGTTTGTAGGCCACTCTCCAGTGAAACTGGCAAGCTCTTCCCAGCTTTTGCTGTAGCCGTAAGCTTTCAAGATCGGCTTGTTACGAAGTAAGGTCATCCACTTGTCTACCGTTTCGACAGAGTCGAAGTCACCGTCAACAAAGAGTCGGAAGTCAATCTTCGATTGTGACTTGAACTGCTTTGTCTGTAAGACACGGTCAAGCTCTGCTTGGACAAGGTCAAAACGGAATCTCTGTAAGAGACTGTTACGAAGTTGGCGGAAGAAAGGGTGAACATTCCTCCAGCCTTTCAGGCTATAGCAGAAGTTCTTACATTCTCCGGCTCCGCCGCAGTCCATGAGTGGCATGGATGACCAGCTTAGAAACGGTAGTTTCTTGTTACCATTCGCAGCGAAGGCTTTGCCTTTCACACCAATGGCGATTCCGGCTTCGTCACTAGTGACAAGGGAATGCTGCCACAGGATGAAGTTTGCAAAGCAATTCTGCCAATGCTTACTGGCAGTCTTTATTTCTTGTGGCATAGCCACAGTCTTTCCTTCTTTGGTTGCTGCCAAGGCAGCTTGAGAGAAGGCTATCAGGGTTTTATGTTTTACGGTAGTAATCATAGTTTCAATTGTTAAGGCTGTTGAGTGGTTAGCCCCTCCCTTTGAAAGGGAGAGGCGTATGCTGTGCGGGATTAGGATCTGACCATTTTATTATCGTAGGCTTCAGTTATACCTACCCATCTTGCGACTTGTTCGTCATAGGGCAGTTTGACTTCGTCAAGACGACGAAGAACATCGGCAGTTTGCACCGTGGTATCACGGTGAAACTTGGGGCTTAGGAGGTAAGCTCTTAGCTCTGTAAGAGCTTGATGAGCTTTGTGGATTTCGATCTTAAGATCGGTGTTTTCTTGGGCTAATTCAGCTTTGGTTGTCATAGTTTCAATTGTTAAGGCTATCGAGCCGTCCAGCCACTCCCTTTTAAAGGGAGCAGCGGGCAGGCTGCGGGCTTAGGCGATCTCACATGCGAAGTAATCGCTAAAGAGGTCAGCGACCTCATCCGGCGTTTCCCACCATTGTGGTAGCATCCAACTCATCTCCTTCACGAAGGAGTCTATCTCCATCTCATCAAGATCTTTGATCGTCGAGATAGATTCTTGGGTTTGCAAATGAGGTTTAAGTAGTTCGGTCAATTCGTTTTTGGTCATCACCCTCTAAGGCCATCGACTCATCCTCTCGTCATCTTCGATGACTGTGCGCGCTGCGCCTATACATGCACACGTATACATGCACACGGATTCGTGCATAGGGATACGGGATTCGGGGTTCATTCGACATTCCAACGGAATCTCTCCTTAAGAGCCTTCACCCGAAGGGTGAACCCCGAATCCCGAAACATTTTTCCTGATCCATGAACTTTGTTCATGGTTCAGGGTTCGTGATACAGGACACGCCACGGGTGGGGGCGCGCTTTTGTGCGCGAGCTGGCACATGTATATATCTGTATTTAGAAAAAAATTGACGAGCATGCTGCTTCTGATAAGTTTGTGTATGCAAAAATACGACCCTAAGAAGAAACGTGAGTATTATTTAGCAAACAGAGACAAGAGGCTCGCGTATCAAAACAAATACTACAGGGAATCAAAAGAGCGTTTTAGAAGAAGAAAAGAAATAAACGAGGTCTTGGAACCGGAACAGGAAGAATCCCGCAAAAAGAAGTTAAGTGCTTACAATAGAGCGTATTACGTCGAAAATAGGGGCCGTATACTCACACAGAGGCGAAAGACTGCTGCTCGAAAAACCAGAAAAAAAACTTTTCTATAGATATTTACTCTTTATAGTAAGTATATAAAGAGTAAAGAGCTGAGAAAAAGTTTTTGAACCGGCTATAACCTAAAACACATTGTAAATACATGGAAAAGAAAACAACCTATAGACCTATTTACGGGGCATCAAACTACTTAATGGGTTCCGATGATTGCGTAGTTAATGTAGTTTCTAACAAAAAACTAACTAAGTTCTGGAAAGGGAAGTATTACGCGACTCGCGTCGTAGCTGATGACGGTAGACAGAAGTGGGTTAACCATAATTTCTGTAACGTAGCTACGTCTTCAGAACCTCCCGATCAGGAAATGGTTACTGTAGAAGGTTATCCTGACTATAAAGTGACTCCTTGGGGTGCTATTTGGAAATGTAAAAACCTCCCAAAGAAAAAACGTAATACTCCGTTTATTGTATCGAAGCGGTATATACATGGGAGCGACTACGTCCGTCTGGTTACAGAGGATGGGAGAGTTCACTTAGTTCGAGTTGATAAGATAATGGAGGAGGCTTACCCCAATGATTGACATTGACTGTCAATTCAATATACTCGCCTAGTATGTCAAACTTAATTGACTTAGACGGCCTCGACTTAGGGAGCCTTGATGAGAAGGGTAAGCCTGTTGAAACACGTCTTAAGGATGTTAAATCGGCTATCGGGATATTCGCAACCTTGCTCCGCGCAGATGAGAAGTCCGCCGTTAATCGTTCTCGCATCGATAGTATGTTTGATGGGGTTGCCCCATATAGTGCAACTCAGCTCGCGGCGAGTGGTCAGGCGTTAAAGACCAACTTGAACTTCGGCGAAGCGCAGCGTTTGCTAGACATCTCTCTTTCGGCCTATGTGGACCTTTACAGCTCTTTAGAGAAGCTCGTGGAAGTGAAAGCCACAACGGGCGAGAGAAGCGAAGTAGGCCCGAAGGAGGACATCGTAGCAGCGGAGCTGACAAACCTCTTCCGCCGCTGGCCGGAGTTCCACAGTAGCTACCTCCGCCTCTGCACACAGTTCATTAAGCACGGAGTAGGTATTGCATACTTCGACTCACCAGAAGACTGGAAGTTCCGTGTCGGCGGTTTCGCTGACATACTTATTCCACGCCAGTCGCAAGCGTCAGAGAATGCTATCGATATTGCCGTTGGTCGTCGTCAGTATCAGCTACATGAGCTGTATCACTTTATTAAGAATGAGAAGGCCGCTAAGGCGGTCGGTTGGAACGTAGAAGAGGTCAAGCGGGTTATGATGGATAATGTCAGGACTTCTGGCCGATCCTACTCATCTGGAACCTCATATTCTGACTATGAATCGTTGCAGGCAGAGATTAAGAACAACGATCTATATGCAGGTATCCAGAATCCTACTGTTGACGTGTTGCATTATTGGGTGCGCGAGATTGATGGTAGTGTGAGTCATTACATCTCCGCTGAGTCTAGTCCTAAAGATTTTCTCTACAAGAAGGTCAGTCGCTACGATACACCTGAACAGGCGTATATCTTCTTCACATATGGGGTTGGTAGTAATGGCACTTATCATTCGATTAGAGGACTTGGCCAGCGGGTCTTTTCTCACGTCCAGACGAGTAACAGACTTCGTTGCCAGCAGATCGATGGTGCGATGTTAGCGTCGTCAGTGATGATTCAGCCAGAGAATCAACGCTCTCTAGATGAACTCAGCTTTACTTTTTACGGCGCATACGCTGTGATGTCACCTAATGTGCGGATTGTTGAGAAGGCGATTCCGAACTTAGGCACAGCAGTTCAGCCAGCCTTGCAGGATCTCACGCAGCAGTTGAATCTCAACACTGACACAATGTCACCGTATGGGCCGAACCAGACTTCGCCATACAAGAACCAGATGCAGGTTGTAGCGGACATGGATGTGGCTACACGGATTAGTGGTTCAACGCTAAACTTATTCTACTCAAGTTGGACTCGCCTGATGCGCGAGATGGTCCGCCGTATTGTTCAGGTCAAGCGGCCTGATGCGGCGATTAAAGATTTCTTCGACCGTTGTGAGAAGCGGGGCGTAGATAGAGAATTCATTAATAAATTAGATGTCGCACAGACCAAAGCAGTTCGTTCCATTGGTAATGGATCGCACGCAAACAGACTCGTCTCGCTTCGCGAGCTTCAAGGAATTAGTGGGCAATTCGACGACGTTGGTCGCCGCAACCTTACTCGTGACATCGTTAGCACTCGTGTCGGTCACGACCTCGCGGATCGCTATGTTCCGGCGCAAGAAGACGACAGGCAGACGGTAGATACCAAGATTGCTTATCTTGAAAACCAGCAGTTGCAACAAGGCCAGCCAGTTCCGGTTGTATCGAGTGAGTTACATGGCC